ATGACGCCGACGCGGATGCCGTGCGGACCGCTCTGCGAGAGCTCCTGGCGGCGCTCGAGACAGCCGGCCTGATGCTGATGGCCGCTGCCGAGTAAGCAATCAAGGATTGAGAGGTGACAACACGTGAAAATACTCAGCATTGACACGCTGCGAGCGGAACGGCGCAAGCAGAGCATCGAGGTGGACGTACCCTTCATCGGCCCCGGCGGCAAGCTCGGTTCCGTCAAGAAGCGCATCGTCAACGGCGAAATGGAAACGTTTGAGCTCACAAAGCCCATGGGCGAGATGCTCACCACGCCCGCCGGACTCAATGAGCTGGTGCAGAAGAGCGTGATCGACATGGAGCTGGGGCGCGAGTATGTGCCGCTGCTCTACTCGCCTATCTACCGGCGCATCGAGGATCCGAACTTCACGGAGCACGTGGACGTCAAGCCGTTCGTGAATGCGCAGGTCGTGTTCTTGGAGCACATGGAACTCGACGAGATCAAGTTCGGCTCGCGCAAGATCGGCGCGAAGGACACCGTGCCCATCGTGACCTGGGCGACAGGGTTCCAGATCACCGAGGATATGCGCGTCTACGACAAGACCTGGGAGGTCACGGAGCTCAATCGCGCGGTGGGAGAGGCTTATAACGCGCTGCTCAATCACCTGCACCTGAGCCCGATCCTGAGCTACAACTACGCGGCGAAGAACAAGACCGCCGCCGATGCGACGGGTGCGACGTACAGGGAAAAGCTGCGCAACACCCTGAAAGCCGCCCTCATCCACGCGAGCCAGGACCGTAACACCGACACCAGGTCGCCCAGGCGCCCCAACATCCTCCTGGCTCACTCGAGCAAGCGTTGGGACATCGAGGAGGTTCTCCAGCGCATGGTGGTCGGCGGCACCGAGTATCCGGCGGTGTCGGGCATCGACACCTTGATCTTCTACGATGGCTGGTCCACGGCTGTCGGCGAGAAGACCTACGAGTACCCAGGCGTCGACCCCGGCAAGGCGTATCTCATCGAGGGGCAGAAGTACTTCCGCGAGCTGGTCAAGCATGACCTAATGGTTGACGCTGGCAACGCCGATGTCTCCAGGCTCGTCGAGGAGCTCATCGTCGCCAGGGCCAGGCGTGGTGTGGTGGCGAGCCCCGCGAACGCCGTCGAAGAGATCACGCTTCCCTAACGGGATGGTGAGCTAGATGGCCAGATGTGTAGACTGCGCCTGGTTTCCTTGGAAGCCGGGCGCTAGTCTTTCCGGACTGCCGGCCATGAGGTGCCATCCGGCGCTGCCGCTGAGGCGCTGGGGCGACGCGAAGGTCGAGACCACATGCGAGCGGTTCCGGGCGGCCGAACCCGTGGAGCTGCCTCCACAGCCGGAATCCGAGTCGGCTCGTGAGATAGCTGCTGGAGTTCCGGAGCCGGCCAGGCCCAAGCCGAAACCGAGAGTCAAGCGCAAGGGGTGAGGGCCAATGACTCCAACTGCTGAACTCAAGGCCAGGCTCCGCAAGCTCCTCGATGAGAGGATACCCGCAGGGGGTACGGAAGCCGACACTCGCTTCCTCAACGCTGACCTCGATGAGATCCTGACTGAATCGGCCAACATCTTCGCCGCGGCCGCCATGGGCTGGACTATGAAGGCTGGCATGCTCCAGACGGAGATGGGCGACGTCGAGCGTCTGACTCTCGGTCAGGAGACCGAGCAACTGGTGTCACTCAGAGATCGTCTGGCTTTCGCCCTGGGCATGGCCGAGAAATACGCTTCGATGGCCAAGGCCTCGACTCCCGGCAGCATGATGCTGCGGGCCAAGCCCTCCGAGGAGTGGTGCCCATGAACGCGATGCAGGCGAGACGCAACGTCGAGAGACAGATCGCGCGCAACCCCAGCAGCATTGCCATCAGGCGCTCGCGAGAGATAAGCGACGGGGCCGGCGGCTCCTACCGGGAAACGGTGGAGCTTCCGGCCCAAGTCGTGCGCATCTTCATGACGGCGGGAGCCTCAACTGAAGCGGCAGGTGTCGGCGGCCACGTGCGGGCCGTGGGATGGGGGTTGCTCAGTGCCTGGGACGCCGACATCGCCGCAGGCGATGAGTTCGCTCATCGGGGGCGCCGATTCCGGGTGCGGAGCGTGAACCCTGCGAGCACAGGTGGCCAGGTGACCGCAATCCAGGCGGAGATCGAGGAGGTGAGCTGATGCCGGGGCTGGAGAATGTGATCGGCAATCTCAAGGGCTGCGAGGATCGCATGAGAGCAGCGCTCCATGCACTCGGCATGCAGACCGCCGCACAGATGGAGGCCTACGCTAAGCAGAACGCCCCGTGGGAGGATCAGACCGGGAACGCTCGGCAGGGACTGTTCGGGGAGGTCGCCGAAGCAGACGGCAAGCTCAAGGTGCGCATAGCCCATACGGTGGAATATGGCGTATACCTCGAGCTGAGCCGCAAGGGCAGGAGGCCGATCCTAGAGCCTACGGCACAGAAATTCGCGCCCGAGTTCTTCGAGGCTGCCCAGGAGCTGTTGGACAAATGAGAGCGATGATCTTTCAGCACCTGGCCGAGAACTGTCGGACAGTGCGCAAGTGGGTTCAGCCCCACAAGGCAGACGCCAACACTCCGAAGCCCTATGGCGTGATCGAGATGGGCGAGGAGACTCGAGCCATCGGCAACCGGGCTGGCCGCTTCCAAGGCTTCTCGATATGGCTTTATTTCGAGGAGGGCAGTTACGTGCCGGTTGACGATGCGGTAGATGAAGTGAGGTCGCTACTTCACAATGTGGTGCTTACAGGAGCCGATGGGCGTAGGTTCGCCCTTGAATGGGAGCAGACCACCCGCGACTACTACGACCCCGACCTCAAGGCGCTGGGGCGCCGGATAGACTTCAGAATACCACGTGGAGGGTGATAGAGAATGGCCGGAACAGTGACCGGTAAGAACGTGTACGGCGTAGCACTCATGGTGCTTACGGAGCTCAAGGAGAGCGGTGCCGCCAAAGCCGATGGCACAGTTGTGCGCATCGAAACCCCGCAGCAGGTCCAATACTCCCCCAACATCAAGGAGGGCCAGGAAACCGAGCTGCGCGGTGGTGACAAGCTCATAGCGACGGTCAAGGAGCCTGACATCCTGGCGTCGATCACCGCGACCTTCCAGGATGCCGTGCTCGACATCGATGCCATGGCGCTGATCGGCGGAGGCACGGTGACCGGCTCGGGCGAGTCCGCTGTCTATGATGCCCCGACCATGAGCGATACCAGCCGGACGCCGTTCATGGCGGAGATCTACTCTGCCGTTTACAAGGACGGCTCCCACAACGCCGGCGACATCGATGGCTACAGGAAGGTGACTCTCAACTACTGCAAGGGACGCATACCGTCCTTCTCACAGCAGGACCGCGCCTTCATGGTGCCGAGCTACACCATCACCAGTTGGGAGAACGGTTCGACGTCGAAGGGACCCATCTCCATCAGCACGGTAGCCTCCCTGCCGTCTAAAAGCTAGGCAGGCACCTAGCAAGAAGGAGGACTTGAGATGAGTCAGGCGCGCAAGCCGATCTCCGCTGAGGAGTTCATCGGCAAGGCAACGCAGATCATCGATATACGCGGCTGGGAGCCCGGCGAGACCATCCCTGTGAAGGTCCGCCGGGTTTCTATGACCTCGCTGATCGCCAGCGGCCAGATACCCAATACCCTGCTCCAGCATGCCTACAAGGATGCGGACGAGTTCCAGCAGGGTGTCAAGTCCAACCCCAAGGCATTCGCAGAGGCGATAACCATGCTGGAGGCCGTGGCCAAGGCAGTGCTGCTCGAACCCAAGTGGGCCGAGATCGGCGATCTCCTCACCGACGAGCAGAAGATAGACCTCTTCAACTACGCGCAGGGAGGTCTGGAGGCCCTTACGACCTTTCGCGCAGGATCAGGGGCTGGTGCTGAGGCTGGCGGTGGTGGCGAAGGAATTCAGCCGGAGACCTAGCGATTACATCAGGGGGCTGGGCGCATACGAGGCGTTCTGCGTCGATGAACTATGCGCCCACTCCCTGATGCAGCTGCGCGAGAAGGCGCAGAAGGACGCAGAAGCCAGGGCCAAGGGCGGGCCGGTGCAACACGAGGCCGTGTCGCTGGACTGGCTGGAACAGCAGCAGCACAAGTGGGCAGGGGTCAGGGGCAAGTAAGCTCCTGGCCTGCTCACGTACCGGGGTGGTGTGAACGATGCCGTGGGGCAGCACGGGGTCGATATGGGCCGAGTTCGGTCTTGACTATACGAAGTTCCAGCAGGGCGTGCAGCAGGTCACCAAGGAGCTTGTCACGCTCGACGGCAAGTACCGCGAGGCCGCTGCGAGGATGGAGCAGACGGTCAACGCCGCTATGGAACAGCTCGGGGCATCCATCTATGCGGCATCCGCCAAGCAGCAGCTGCTCGGCGAGTCGTTTGAC